TCTGTCCTCAGTAGTTTCCAATAGATCCAAGATGATTTCTTTGATGACAGTTGATTTACCACTCCCAGTACCACTAGTGAAAAGAGTAATCTCACCATGGCGCATGCCTCCTAGTTTCTTGTTTAGACCTGATAGACAGTCAGGATAAGGGATTGATTCAATATCTTGACGGGCTTTGAACTGTTCCCATACTGCTTCACCCATTACGATGCCAGCGGGAGACCATTCTTGTGCATCCCAGATAGCACGAAGGATAGCTTCCTTGCCTCTCTTCATGAGAGTTTCATTAGCATCTTTCTCTGGCAGCTTAGCGACCTTAGCTTTACCTGTCTTAATCATCTTGGCGATGTTGTCAGTAGCCTTCTTACCAGCATCATCGTTGTCTAGCATTAAGATTACATTATTAAATGAGTTAATCCAATCACGATTGCGGAGGATAGCAGTAGTGTCGCTAGCACTAGCCATCCCAACCACTGGGTAGATAACTCCTTTGTAGTCTTTGAAGGCTTGCGCGACTGACAAGACGTCGATTTCTCCTTCACAGATAACCAACGTCCGTCCTCCGGAGAATAGACTTTGTCCGAATAGTTCGACATTCTTAAAATCTCCATGAACTCTAAACTCTTTAGGTAGTTTACGTTCTTTATATGCTACGATCTTACCATTACGAGTGTATGGATAGTAGTGTGCTTCAGGTTTCCCGTCCTCTGAGAATCCCATCTTCACGTTGAAATGTTCTACCACTTCGCCGCTAATACCACGAGAAGTAATAGGATAAGACCTACAATCAGCGATGGATGATAGGTTAGTAGTTGTAGAATAGGTGGTAGATGCATTCATCTCTGCTCTTTCTTCTGTCCCACTAAAGCGGGTATTACATGAGAAGCAGTAGCTATGACCATCATCATACATATGACGGGCGTCTGAGCTACCACATTTGAGGCATTCAGTTTTCACTGGAAGTCCCTTTCTTCCTTAAGTTTACGGTTTTTATATTTAGCTAGTCGTTGCTTCTTGTGTTTGACACTGTGCTTCCGGTTCAGTTGTTTCTGTAACTCGAAGTCGGATAAACTCGCTTCCTTTTGGAACGATGAACTTTGTTGCTTGTATTTGATAGACTTTGTTGTCATTGAAGTTCTCATATATATGTTGTAGTGTATCTAATAGGGGTTTGAATACGTTGTCAAGATCAGAAGCTCGAGAGCTAAATCCTACTTCTATCTCTATACTTACAGGTCCCTTATCGAAGATCCATTCGGTATCACGGAGCTCATCATAGATCTCCATCTGATAGTTTTTATACTTCGCTGTCTTGTGCCTGTTTCTCAGATACATTTCGTTGGCTGACAGAGGTTGCACTTGTAAGTTTATATTTAATGAGGTCATACTCTTCCCAACTTGTTAACATAGTTAGTAGACGTTTAGATAGATCGGGATCGCCTGCTTTGTGTTGTCTCCAAGCAGCCCGCACCCTATTCCATCTACGCGACATAGGTACTCCGTGAAGGATTCGTTCGGCTTTCTTTGGACCGATCCCTCTAATACCTGGTATGTTGTCGGCGCTATCACCAGTAAGACATTGAAGCATAAGCTTAAGATTAGCAGTATCACTATTAACGTGGAACGGCTCTGTTTTCTTAACGAAGTTATAATGCCAGCCAGGGATTTGAAGAAGGTCTTTATCAATCCCGACAATGACGGGTTCCATATCATAATCACGCTGCTCACCAGCCCAAATGCTAACAAGATCATCAGCTTCCATTCCGTCGGCCATGATTGCACCGTGGTAATCCACCATGTAAGAGTGTCCATAGTTCAGTGCCTCCTTGATCTTTGGGTCCAGTTCTTTGCGGTGTGCTTTATAATCTGGATAGATCTCATTGCGGAAGTTTCCTCTCCCTTTCACAGCACAGAGATAGTTATTTACTCCGCAGTTCCGTTTGATCTCGTTCATTGTGTAGTTGATTGCTTTGCGGATTTCTTTCTTACTCTGGGTAACACATGCTACCCTGAAGTAAATCGAATCTGCGTCAATTAGTAATATATCTTGAAACATTTTCCAATTACTTTCTTGGTTTCATAAAGGCCAGGCACCCCAGGAGGGGCCCCTAGCACACATATTCAATTTCCTGAATATATTAATGAACAGCAGCATAGTTATCCCCAAAGCAGGGATCTCCGCCGTCCATGCAATTTACTCCGAACCACTTCGGGGCTTCCTTAAAGGCATCCTTGAGGATTTGCCCAACACGCTCAGCGTCGTCCGGATGTGCGACATATGCCATCTCGTCGTGATAAAACAACCTTGGCTCCGCGCGTAGTCCCTCTTCTTTGATCTTTTGCATGGCATACGAGACGGCTGCTTTACACGTAATCCCTTCCGCTGATTGTAGCAGATAGTTGAGTGCTTGGTGATCGGAGGGGACGAAAACTGGGCGTCCGTCAAGACCAGGTATTTTGCCTTCCCCGCTGGAGAAACGAGTGTTTTTCCAAATCTTAGATAGTTTGTCTTTGAGTTCTTGTAGACCCTTAATTCCACGCGCGAAGTCCTCCTTTGATTTAGCACCTACGGCTTTGTTAGATTTCCCCGTAAGGACTTGGCCAAGCTTCGCATCACCAGCACCAAACAGGTAAGCATAAAGATAGGATTTAGCAACAGGGCGGCTACATCCAAGACTATCTGCGTTTCGTTGATGCTGGTCTCCATAGATGACCTCGTTAGTAAATTCATCATTAGCAACATAATGACAAAGGCCACGTAGCTGATTGCCGCTACTGTCAGCACCAACCACAACAGTTCCTTCATCCGCAATAAGAAGTTCACGGAGTTCTTTACCCCATTCAGCATCCACTGCGGGTAGATTAACGATGACTTCGTGCCGGCACCTAAAGGTAGGTGTACCGCAGGTCCACATATTCCCATGTAGTCGCCCGTCTCGGACTTTGTCAATCCAACCTTCGATAACAGCCTTGCGACTGCGGATAGTGTAATACTCATCGATTAGTTCTCCGTCTTTACCAAATGCTTTGAGACTAGTAGATGTAAGTTTAGGTCCCATAGTGACCCACTCAAATCCTACTTTCTTCTTTTGGTATTCGTCTGGTTTCCATCCTTGGGAAAGGAGCCAGTCTTTGACCAAGTCCGTAGATCCCAATTCGATTTGCTCTTCTCTCGAGCGTTGGAAACTATCTCCCGGAGCCATAAGATGAGTATCACTAGGGTTAACAGGATGCCCAAGATATTCTGATAGTTTTCTAACAGTGTGGTGATTGTAATCTCCATTCTTTTTGTATTTAGGGAATTGAGGTTCTTTGTCGATATAGACAGTTTTCATACCCAGTTTGGGTTCAATGATCCGCTCAATCTGGAACATGCGTTCATACATGGTCGCTAATGTTTCTTTGGCTTTATCCATGTTGAAGTTCCAGCCCTTTTCTCGGACTAAGGCATTGAAGACAGCAGTGTCATGCTCTACTTTCAGTCCCTCTTTGATTAAGGGATTGCGTTTGTAGATCGCTGCATACTCTTCTAATAGTCGGTTGTAGATAGCTACATTGACCATTACGTCCTGTTTACAATATCTAAGCATCTCTTTGTTGTAGTGAGACCAATCGTCATAACTGATCTTACTGTTGCCTAGTTTTTCTCCCCATCCTGCGAGGCCATGTTTATGGTCTCTCTTGTAGGATAGGACTTGACTCATTACGAACGTATCGTGGATTCGTTTAGAGTTGAGGTTAGTGCCATAGAGGCGATCAACCACACGATTATCAAAACCGATAATGTTATGTCCCACGAGGAGACTGGCGTTGTTAAGTACGGCCACTCCGTCTTTGATGCTAGGTAGTGATTCATCATAATCAGAGAAGCACATGGTGGTCCCAGTATCAAGATTGTGAGCGACGATACACCAAATCTTCGTAGCATCCAATCCGTCAGTTTCAATGTCATAAACTAGTTTCATCCATTGTTCTTTCTATGTTTAATTATCGCTGCTTGTCTTTCATCTTCCGTAAATGCTCTAACGCTTGTTGCTTGTTCATTCCGGTTGAATTCTGCAGCTTGATTAGCTTTCGCATCGGCTTCTTCGCCATAGGCTTGCATCTCCTTTAGTATCCATGTGGGTATCTTGTGATTCAACTGCTTTCTCCCATATTAGGCTGTAGCCATCTAATGTCAGGATATTCCGTTGGTAAAGTACCTCCGCAGCATCCAGCAACGTTACGAGCGTCGAAGTAGAACCCGAAGTTCTTGCTGGGTCTGATACCATCCGCAACAGATCCATAGTCGACATCGCGGATATGGTGTGCCTCGACAACGTCCCCCTCAGTAAGGGGTCGGCGGGGTCTTTTGAGTTCCCAGAATGAGTAGGCATCTACTATATTCCTTTGTTGTAATATGTTGAGGATCTTTCCTTCAGTGATATTGTACCACTTTTGGATTACTTTTACGTCAACTCTATTGCCCACGTGGTTGATTCCATCTACCATCCATGAGGGATGTTCAGTCCAGTTGTAGTTAGATAGATAAGCCCATTCAATGACTTCACAGTCAATGTCCATGAGGAACTTCTGTTCAGTTCGCCCACGCGGATTATAGAGTTTTGCCTTGTCGGTTCGCCAGTTGATAAAGTCTGTGCTTATCGTGATTTTCACGGCGGATCTCCTTGCGTCTTGTCGGTTATTCAAAATGTCTCAGAGCACTCCAAGAGTGCGGGTAGAGTCTTTGCATTTCCTTGTCGATTTGCTCTGCGACCTGTCTGGTTTCCTGTTGAGTGTCCTGTTTGCATCGGAGATTGCACATGTCCGCAAAGGCGTCTAGACTACCTGACCAGTACCATTCGGTCATTAGGGAGCCCGGGAGGAGCTCTCTGGCTTGTTCTGGTGCGACTCCGAGTCCGATAAGCCTAGAATACCCAGAAAGAGCAGCTGCTCCGGTGTCAGCGATAATTTGGGAGGCTTCTTCTTGTCGTGCAGGTGATAGAGCTTCCCCAGATCCCTGCTTGGAATTAGTAGGTCTAGACCTCCACACTTCAGTTCGGTGTAGTGCCGGTTCCCCGTCGACGTACCTTCGGGATACTTCGTTCCAGCGTAGAAATTTATGCTTGACGAGCTGTCGGGCAACGTACACTGGAGCTGAAACGTGGAATGAGGCGAAGCAATGGCCGAATGGGCTAATATGCTTGTGCCTGCCAAGATAGTTAATAAGACGGGTGTCTTTCTCATCTAATGTCTCCTTCTTTTTACCGAATGAGACCCGAGCTGAGTTAACAACGGTCAGGTCGGATCCCATGTGATCAATAAGTTCTACTTCAATCATCTTTGGCTTCCAAGAATAGTAGGAAGATTACCCAAGTTATCAGCGTGGCTAGGACCAACCCAACCATTAGGCTTGACCAAATCGGGTAGCCCAAGTGGATTAGGACGACCAGGCTTGCGACCCACTTGCTTACTAATATTTGCCTTATGGACAGTGTCCCATGCTCGTCGGGCGTCCACGCCAGCGAGATCAAGAGTCCCGACAGCAATAACAATAATATCGATGAGCCCATCTACGAGTTCCTCCGCGTCTTCTGCTAGGTATGCTTTCATGGTCTCGGCGTATTCTTCGTTGAGCATCATCATACGTAGCTTTAGTAGTTTCTCTTTTTGTTCTATTGTAGCAGATGCCATCCAAGCATCGAAGTTGAACTTGTAGTGCATATTTGCGATGTCATTAGCGATGTTCATTGTTCTTCACCCATGCTCCATACATTGCTGCGTAGTTTACCATGTCGATTAGTGAGTCGTAGAGGGACTCAAAGTTCGTATCTTGTTGCTCTGAGACTGATTGGATCCTTAGCATTTTAGTTATGAGCATATGCTGATAAGAGAGATGCCCAAAGGGGAAGTAGTCTTCCTCTGTGAACTTAGAGCCCTGATAATCCTTACTCTTACGTTCTTTGAGTTCTTGTGCTTCTTTTAGCACGTCTATTGCTGTTATTTTATTCATTTATTTCCTTTCTAATTGTATATGTCCCTATAGAAGGAACCCAGAGAGCTCAGGGTCCCAGTGGATATATTATCCTACTAATGCCCGCTCGCAAGAGCGGGCATCTTTAAGATCTTAAAGGAGGACATGTAATGTCAGAAGTTAAAAAGAAATACCCTGCAGGTACTC